AAGATGTTACAATACTACAATATATTTGCCATTATGTAGTGAATATTCTTCTTATGGTAGTGATTGGTATGATAAACAAAAAAGTGGTTTTGCTAATTTCTGGAGTACAATAAAGAAGACAGAGCCCAAAGATTATCAAACTTTAGAAATTAACAATAATTTAAAAGATTTACTTAATAAATTGCCTTGGAGTGATGAAAGAATCACACCAATGTAGGCTTGACAATATTGAAAAATAGTGATATAATGATTATATAAATTATACGGAAAGGTATATTATGTTTAAACATGTTAAATTGAATGAAGAAGTATTGCCTAAATCTTTAGGTGTGAAAGGCAAGAATCAAAACGGTGTAAGATATTATACCATTGATGGTGTTAATATGCCTTCCGTTACATCAATACTAGGACAAATACCCGAAAAACAAGCAGGTCTACAGGCATGGCGAAATGCAGTTGGTGAGAAAATGGCTAACTACATATCAACGTCTGCTGTCAATAGAGGTAAGACAACTCATACCTTGATTGAGAACCACCTGAACAACGAGGACAAAAAGTCAGTAGGTATAACTGCTGTTACACCACTAGGTCTTTTTAGAATTATAAAACCATATCTTGCTAGAATAGATAACATACATTGCCTAGAAGAATACCTATACTCAAAAGAGATAGGTGTTGCAGGTCAAGTAGATTGTATTGCTGAGTATAGAGGCAAACTATCAGTTATAGATTTTAAGACCTCCACAAAACAAAGGGACGCTAATTACAATTATGCTAACTTTTTACAGACATCTGCCTATGCAAAAATGTATGAAGAGCTATACCCAAACCAGAAGATAGAGCAGACCGTTATATTAGCCACGTGTGAAGACGGTTTTGTACAAGAGTGGATACATACTGAAGACAAAATCAAAGAACACCAAGAGAAGTTTTATAAGCACACCCAGGACTTTTTTGAAAGAAATAGCATAAATAGTTAGACCAAAAGGTCAACTATGAAAAAACTATTATTACTAATAACACTATTATTCGCTACAAGTACATTTGCTGAAGAATTGCAAAAGTACGATTTTCAATGGATGCACGTACCAGTAGTTTGTGGTACATCACCAGAGGTGATGAGATACCTTGAAGACAATAACTTCAAACTAGAAAGTATATCTATTGGTAGAGCAGGTGCTTCAGAAACAGGAGATCCTGCTTATTTTGTTGCTTACTATTTAAACGAGAAAGGCGATCAATCAGTTGCTGCTATTACATCACCTACAGGACACGAAACTTGTATGATGTATAGAAGTTTCAATTTAGAGAAACCTGGTGATAAAGTTTAAAGCTTGACAAAATAGATATATCTGATATAATATATTAATAAAGTGAGGATAAATTATGAGCGATGAAAGTATGCCACATGGCAGAGATACCCACGACCAAGATATGACTTATGAAAATGAGCAATCTATGGTAACAATACCATTGCGTGAGTATGATAAACTAAAAGCAGAACAAACATACATAACAGACCCGAGTCTGATTTCAATAATAGATAAGATTGAAGAACTAACAAGAGCATTAAGAAAACACATAGTAAGAAAATTCTAATGTTAATGAATAGTAAAAAGTTTGCCCAAATAATTGAGGCAATAGTAAAAGAAAAACGAATGTCCTACATGGATGCCGTGTTAAAATATTGTGAAGAAAATGATATTGATACAGCGTCTGTAGGTCCTTTGATAAACAAGTCATTAAAAGAGAAGATAAAAGAAGAGGCAGAAAAACTGAACTTGGTTGAACGATCAAGCACAGCAGTTTTACCTATATGAATAGTTATGAAGCATATACATTATATTTGGCTATTAAACTACACTTCACTTCCGATAATTATGATTTTTACAGGCACAATGCCAAAGTTAATTCATCATTTAACACATTTTTAAAACGTAATGATAGGTTCTTTTTTCATAAACTTACAACTAAATATAACAAGGAAGAAATGCTAGATTATTTTGTATCAAACTTCTTCCACAATTCAAAAACATGGATAGGCAATTTAGTTAGAGCAGATGGAGAACATACTTACAACAAGTGGAAGAAATATAATCAATCTTTTACGTACAATTTTAGGAGCGATTGCGTATTACTCTCTAATGTTATTAATGATAACTCTATTCGGTTTGATGATGTGTTTCGTGTACATAATGGGCAACATCCACGATTGCTACGACTACTTCTATCTGAAAAAATATCAGTACAAACAATCATCATCTTGGATAAGGTTCTATCTTTTATTAAGAGATGGGATAAAGACATTGCCGAAACGATTATCTGGCCTGAAAAATCGTTTAAAATAAAGAAATTATCACCTTTTATCAAGTTTAACCTTACTAAATGTAAGTTTATTATGAAGGAGGTATTTGTATGAGTGATGACTATGTACCTTCACCGTGCATAAACATATGTACAATTGATCCAGATAGTGGTTATTGTATGGGTTGTAGTAGAACACAAGAAGAAATAGATAAATGGGGCTATCCTGATACAACTAAAGAATGGAAAGAGAATAATTTGAAGGAGTTAGATGGAAGAGCGTAAATTGACAGAGCAAGAAGTAAGAGAAGAATATAGACAACAACGTAAAGATAAAACATTTGCACAATGTTGGCCTGCTAATAATGATAGTTTCTATGAATGGTGCTCACAATACCTAGACTATAAACACATAACAAAAAAGAAAAGAAAATGACAATAGAACCTATAAAAGAAAAACTAGATGATAAGATTGCTAAATTAAACTCTAGCAGAGTTTACAAAAAGGTAACACCTAGAGGTGACTTGTCATGGTACATCAAGTGGGCAAGTAGTATTACACTAATTATTGCTATGATGTTTACAGCAGTAGAATTGTTTCCTATAAACATGTTTATTGCTAACATAGGGTTTATAGGTTGGTTAATTGTAGGCATGCTATGGCATGACAGGTCCTTAATCGTGTTGAATGCTATATCACTTGCAATATATTCTATGGGTATATTGAATTATTTTTATGGTTAAAGATTTTTTAGAACAAACAATAGAAGAACAAAAGATATTAGATATAGGATTAAAACAATCAAGGCAAAATAAAGCAGATAGATTTCCTACTGCTGATGAAAGATGGCCAAGGGCAGGTAAGATTATGAAAAGAAGAGCATTTATTATAGGTAATGGTGAGTCACGTAAGAACTTTGACTTGACAACATTAAAGAAGTATGGTAAGATATATGCCTGTAATGCTTACTATAGAGATAATCCTCTACCAGATGTATTGATTGCTGTTGACAGCACAATGACACACGAAATATATCACAAGGGTATTGCTCATAAGATACCTTGTTACTTTAGAGAGTGGACTAAATGTCCTAACTTCATGTATGAAACTATGCTACAAGGCATGTTACATACACAGGACAAAGATAAGGCAGACAAGTTAGTTACCAATGCAGATAAAGGTGACATGTTTGTTATGAATGCTCATACAATCAAAGGCGAGGCAACCATACGTAAAGAAGATGGTACAAAGTATAAGAAAGATGTTGATAACAGCCACATCTATGTATCTTGGATAACAGACGGCGACAAGACACAAGAATGGGAAGACCCAGGTTATCATGCTGGTGCAACAGCAGGACATATTGCATGTAAATATAGTGAACTAGATGAGGTGTATATGATAGGTATGGATTTGAGATCAGATACAAAGTTATATAATAATATCTACAAAGGTACCCATAACTACTCATCAGCACACTATGAACCCAGCCCTACAGGCATATGGGAAGCAGAGTGGTTACGAGTATTGAAAGACAACCCTAACGTGTCATTTTACAAGGTAAATAAGGCAGATGATGACAATACAACTAATCAAAAACTACTAGGAAACGAGAAGAATTTAACATATATTACTCAAGCACAGCTGCTTGACAATATCAGTAAATGGTGATAGAATATTATAATGGTTGAGTATGTTACCAGTATAAATAATAGTAATACTTACATTAATACAAATACGTACAACAATATATACAAGGAGATAATACAATGTCAAGTGCATTAGAAGCCCTAAAAAAGTCAAAGTCTAATTTTGACGCTCTAACAAAGAAGTTAGAAAACACAATAGAACAACCCGAAAAGAAAAACAAATACCAAGACGATAGGTTATGGAAACCTGAACTAGATAAGTCTGGCAATGGTTACGCTGTAATCAGATTTTTGC